CTGATATAATTGGGGAAGGTAAAAATGTGCCTTCCCTTTATGAGTGATTCAACCTTTACTATTGATATGCCTGAAAACACAAATCATCTCTGGAAATATAACGAAGATAAAATCCTGAAGGACATTCAGGACTATGTGACTAGCACTTATGGAAGTCACTATTGTGGACATCAACAAGATTACAAAGATGTCCAAACGATTGATCTAATGGCAGCAAAAGAACTTGCTTCTGATTTTTGTCAAGCAAACATTATTAAATACGGTTCTCGTTATGGTGATAAAGACGGCCGTAGCAAGCGTGATTTGATGAAAGTCATTCATTATGCTATGCTTCTTCTTCACTTTGATGGTCATTATTCGCGTAAGGATAATGGTCTTACCGAATTCCGTTGATTATGAAACTCAAACCCCAAACTATGAAACTCTCTGATAAAACTCTGACTCTTCTGAAGAACTTCTCTTCGATTAATCAATCTATTCTGTTTAAGCAGGGTAGTTCTCTTCGCACTATTTCTGTGATGAAAAATATTCTTGCAGAAGCAAAGATTGATGAAGAACTTCCTAAGGACTTTGGCATTTATGATTTGAATCAATTTCTTAATGGACTGAACCTTCACCAGAATGCTGAACTTGATTTTCAGAATGATGGTTATGTGATGATTAAAGAAGGTAAATCACGTTCAAAATATTTCTTTGCGGATCCGAATGTAATTGTAACTCCTCCAGAAAAAGATATTAATCTTCCAAGTGAGGACGTTTGCTTCCTTCTTGACACAAAAGAATTGGATAAACTGCTTAAGGCTGCTGCTGTTTATCAACTCCCAGATTTGTCTGTAGTTGGTGAAGCAGGTGTGGTGAAACTGGTTGTTCGTGATAAAAAGAACGATACTTCTAATGATTTTTCTGTTATTGTTGGTGAGACTGATGATGTCTTTACCTTTAACTTCAAAGTAGAAAACATCAAGATCCTGCCCGGTTCTTATGAAGTGGTGATTTCTCGTAAACTTTTGTCACGATTCAAGAATACTGGATTTGATGTGACTTATCATATTGCTCTGGAGCCTGATTCTACTTTTGGTTGATGAACATCTTTGTCACTTCCCCTTGGCCCGCTGAGAGTGCTATTTGTCTACCCGACAAACACGTTGTTAAGATGCCCCTAGAGTGCTGTCAGATGCTCTCTATTGTGGCATCAGACAAGTGGGGACACGGATACGGAACTCTCCCTAAGGCAGATGGAACCCCCTATAAAACCGAGAAAGGAGCATTTCGCAATCATCCCTGTACCAAATGGGCAATGGAAAGTATCCATAATGCCTATTGGTTAATCAAACATGGTATGAATCTTGCAGACGAATATCATCTTCGTTACGGAAAACAACATTCGTGCTATAATACTCTATTACAAGCATACTATTTGTTTCCTAAAGGTAAAATTACAGAAGTAACACCATTTGCCCGTGCAATGCCCGACGAATATAAACTTGATGACAGCATTGATACATTTACTGCCTACAAAATGTATATTGCTTCGAAACCTTGGGTGTCTGATAACTATCTACGTATGCCTGAGCGTAAACCTTCTTGGATAAATTAAATTATGGCAAGTGAATTTCTTCTCACGGAAAAATACCGTCCTCAAGTAATTGATGATTGTATTCTTCCTGATGAAACTAAAAAAACATTTAAAGAGTTTGTAGAGAAAGGAGAGATTCCTAATCTTCTTCTTGCTGGGCCTCCGGGTATTGGTAAAACTACAATTGCAAAGGCACTATGTAATGAACTGGGAGCAGACTATTATGTCATCAATGGATCCGACGAAGGGCGTTTCCTGGATACTGTACGGAACCAGGCAAAGAACTTTGCTTCGACCGTCTCACTTACGGGATCTTCTAAACACAAAGTCATTATCATTGACGAAGCAGACAATACGGGTAATGATGTCCAACTCCTTCTACGGGCGAATATTGAGGCATTTTATAGCAACTGCCGATTCATCTTCACCTGCAACTACAAGAACAAAATCATTGAACCTCTGCACTCCCGATGTGCTGTTATTGATTTCTCCATCAAAGGAAAGCAAAAACAACAACTTGCAGTCAATTTCTTTCAGCGACTCCAAACAATCTTGGATCAAGAAAAGATTGAGTATGATCAAAAAGTCGTTGCAGAACTTGTTTCAAAACATTTCCCAGATTTCCGTCGAGTCCTCAACGAATGTCAGAGGTATTCTACAGGAGGAAAAATCGACTCGGGAATTCTTGCATCTTTCTCAGACGTTTCAGTAAATGATCTCATTAAATATCTCAAAGACAAGAACTTCGCAGAAGTACGAAAGTGGGTGGTCTCCAACTTGGATAACGATTCTTCTGTCATTCTTCGCAGGGTTTATGACGCCATGTATGGTAATCTTGTACCCTCCACTATCCCCGCTGCCGTTCTTATTATTGCTAAGTATCAATACCAAGTTGCGTTTGTGGCTGATCAAGAAATTAACCTCTTAGCAGCACTCACTGAAATTATGTGTGAATGTGAATTTGTATGATTACTTTTGATGAGATGTGGTATTTTATTGAAACCACGACAGTCACTGAAAATGTTGCAGTTTTAATAGATCCAAATACTGGCAAAAAAATAGATCCTAATGAATATATTATTCGCACAAATTGGGAAATGCGTTTTGATATTCCAAAACTTAAGTATCTTTGGAATCAATGCTATACCTTTATCATTCACGGTAGCACTGTAACTCCTGCAGTAAGAAATCTCATTGAGGAAGTTGAACGCGATAATAACGTTCATGCACAATCACACATTTATGCTGGAAAAGTTGGTAGTCGATCTTTTTCTGTCCATTGCGATAACCCAGATAATTTGATTGTTCAATGCATTGGTAAATCCAGAGTAACTGTATATAATGAATATGGTTATGTTGCAGATGTAATTAGTTCTGATAGTGGGTTAAGTATTAAAGAACAAAAAATTCTTGAACCTGGTGACAACGTTTATATTCCAGCAAAACAATATCACTTATTTGAACCACTTACAGATAGATTGAGTATTAGTATCCCAATGGTTAGATTATGATTGTATCTGAAGAAGATGCGGTATGGGCCGCAGATGAGTTTATTGAATACTTTTCTCATATGTCTAATATTGAGGACTATTTGAGATTTGTAAAGAAAGAAGTTATAGCGTCAACAAGTTCTCTTGTTCCTCTTCATGATGAGTTCTTCAACGAAGATATTCATCCTGAGGATATGGAGTTTGAAATTAAATTTGTGGGTGCAAGATTTCAGAATGCAGTTCCACAGGAACATTATGTAAATCTACTGCGGGTGGTTTCCTCGCATAACAACGAGTCAAATATTCCCGGAAGAGAATTGCGTTGGATGATATTTGAAAAAAATACCAAAAAAGTTCTTGGATTTATTCGATTTGGATCTCCAACAATCAATTCAAAACCAAGAAATGAGTGGTTAGGAAAAGCACCAGATCTTTCTATTTTTAATCGCCATGCGGCCATGGGATTTGTGATTGTTCCATCACAACCTTTTGGTTATAACTATCTTGGCGGCAAACTTCTTGCACTTATGTGCTGTTCTCATTTTGCCCGTGAGACTTTGAATAAAGTTTTTGAAAAAGATATTGCTTTGTTTGAAACTACATCGCTCTATGGTTCAACCACAGATGCGTCTCAATATGATGGTTTGAAACCTTATATGAGATATAAAGGTTTGACTGAAAGTAAATTCTTGCCACTTCTGCACGATGAAGTCTTTCATAAACTCCATGACCGTTTTACTTTACTAAACAATAATACACCACTGACCGACAATAAAGCATCATCTAAAAAGATGAAACGTCAGACAAAGATGATTTCGATTATTCGAAACTCTCTTCAAGATAAGCAAAAACTTGAAGAATTTAATAATGTAATCAATGCTGCATTTGCTTTGACTCAGAAAAAAAGATTTTATATTTCTGATTACGGTTATTCAAATGTTCGTGAAGTGATTCTTGGTGAGCAAGATGAACTTATTCCTGGACCTAACTGGGATAAGTTTTATCTTGAAAATATTGTTGCTTGGTGGAAAAAGAAAGCAACAAAAAGATATGAGAAACTGAAAGAAGAAAATAGATTTAGAACGAAGGTTGAACTTTGGACAGATGATGAGGAGATTCAGATTATCCGATGACATACGAACTTAAAGATTGGTTGAACTCTATTAACTTTACAAAAGAAGATCTAATCGAAGATTCTTCGACAATAAAAGATTACCCTCCCTATATTATTAATCGATGTTTATCTGGCCATATTGATTGTGTCATGTTTGCAAACGAAATGAATAAGTATCATTTCTTAGATAAAGACATGCAATATTCGTTTTATCTAAATAGTTTGAGGAAAAAGAAGAGATTTTCTCCCTGGATCCGAAAAGATAAGGTAGCAGACTTAGAGTGTGTTAAACAATACTATGGTTATAGTAACGAAAAAGCATCTCAAGCACTGAAAATTTTATCAAAAGAACAAATTAACTTTATTAAACAACGACTTGAAACTGGCGGAAAAAAATGACTACTCAAACTGTTGAACCACAAGTTCATTGGACTCCCGATATGATGGTGGAAGTTCTTTTGAACGAACCTGACGATTTTCTAAAGGTCCGTGAAACTCTTACTCGTATCGGAGTAGCATCAAGAAAGGAGAAAAAACTCTATCAGAGTTGCCATATTCTTCATAAACAAGGTAGATATTACCTGGTCCACTTTAAGGAACTGTTTGCCCTGGATGGTAAACATGCAAATCTAACAATCAATGATGTGCAGCGCCGAAACCGCATCACACGCTTGCTTGCTGATTGGGGCCTTATTACTGTCGTTAAACAAGAAGCAATTGCAGATATTGCTCCTTTGAATCAAATTAAAGTTCTTTCTTATAAAGACAAAGGCGATTGGATTCTCGAACAAAAGTATAATATTGGCAAAAAAGGTAAGGGTCAGGAAACCGAATAAATATTCTTGAGACCTTTCGTGCGGTCTCTACAAAAGTCGGAACACCCTAAAGAGAGGTTCGGTTCTTACCGTTCCTCTCTTTTTCGTTTTATGGTTAAATAGTATTGGATGCCGAAAGGATCCATCACTACTAAGACGCTCAAGGAGGTCTATTATGTTCGGTCCAAATTCACTTACTTTATCTGTACCCGAAACAGAAAAGTACTTAGCAACAATTCAAAGAAATAGTATTGGTTTAGATGAATGGTTTAGGAGATTTGATACTGCGTTTGAGACGCATACAAATTATCCACCATACAATCTTGTAAAAGAAAGTGAAACGGTCTTTAGACTGGAATTAGCTCTTGCTGGATTCAAGAGAGAAGACATTGAAGTCACTACAGAGTGGAACAAACTCTTCGTCCAGGCAGTTAAAAATAATGAAGAAACTGATGAGTACATTCATCAAGGATTGGCCAAGAGAGCATTCACTCGCACCTGGACACTCTCTGATGATGTAGAGGTTGCAAACGTTGCTTTTGTTGATGGATTACTCACTATCAAACTAAATAGAGTTATTCCAGAGCATCAAAAGAAACGAATCTATGAAATCATTTAAAAATTTTATTTTAGAAATGAAAGGTGATCCTGGTGCTAATGTAAAATGGAGTGATTATAAACCAAAGTGTTATAAGCGTACAAAGTATACGATGGCAAAAGGTGGAACCGCATGTGCCAAAAGATCATCATCAAGTGCTGGTGGAGACTAAATAAAATTGAATATCGTCGGCGCTTTGCCGTAGAGGGGTAACTGGCAAAATCCAGTTGACGCCCCTCTTTTTTCTTGCTATAATAGGTAGAGGTAAAATAGTAGTATGACAATCAAAGTTGCAATTTTAAAATCTGGTGAAAGTATTATTTCTGACCTAAAAGAAGGAGTTATTGAAGATAAAGTCGTAACTTATCTTTTAAATGATCCATGTCAAATCATATGCGATTCTTTACAAGAAGTGTCAAATTATGAAAATGGCGCAGGAGAGAAAGAACTTTCGGTCTATATGGAAGTATGGCCAAGATATGCAAAGGACACAATGGTTGCAATTGCTGTAGATTATGTTGCTACAATTGTTGAACCAAAAGATGAAATTAAAGAACTATACGAACGGAGCGTATTGAAAAATGTTAGTGAAGATCATAGCACTGTTGAACAATCTGATTCTGATCAGTCAGATTGAAGAGGTGGGTGTTGATATTGGAGAACCTGACTGTAGGTTGATTAAACCATTTGTTGTAAGAAACGATCAAACTTTAGAACCATTTCTTTGTGGTTACACAAAACAAGATACGTTCATGATTAGTTCTGACAAGATCATTACTCTTACAGAACCAACTCCCACTCTTCGTGAAAAATACGACGACTTGATTAAAGAATGAAATTTTATACCAATGTGCAGATGATCGGGAATAACTTTCTCGTTCGTGGTTATGAAAATGGTAAACATGTCATGTTCAAAGAAGAGTATTCACCCACTCTCTTTGTTCCTTCAAAAAAACAATCAAAATATAAAACTCTTGAAGGTGAAAACGTAGAGCCAATTCAACCTGGTTCTGTTAGGGATTGTCGTGATTTTTATAGTAAGTATGAAAACGTAGAAGGATTCAAAATCTACGGGAATGATCGCTATATCTATCAGTATATTTCGGATAAGTATCCTGAGGATGAGATCAAGTTTGACATCTCAAAGATTAGATTGGCAACGATCGATATTGAGGTAGCTTCTGAGAATGGATTTCCTGATACAGAATCTGCTGCCGAAGAAATTCTATTGATTACAATTCAAGATTATGCTACGAAAACAATTCGAACTTGGGGATTAGGTAAATTTCAACATAATAATCCTAAACTCAACTATCGCGCATTCTCTACAGAGTATGATCTACTCAATGACTTTATTCACTGGTGGATGGACAATACTCCAGATGTAATCACTGGATGGAATGTGGAACTGTATGACGTTCCTTATATTTGTCGTCGATTGAATCGAATTCTTGGAGAAAAACTCATGAAGCGTTTTTCTCCTTGGGGTCTTGTGACTGAAAATAAAGTTTTCGTAAATGGTAGAAGTCAAATTTCGTATGATGTTGGTGGTATTAGTCAACTTGATTATATTAACTTATACAAAAAGTTTACTTATAAGGCACAAGAGTCTTATCGCCTTGACCACATTGCTGAAGTAGAACTTGGCCGTAAAAAACTTGATCACTCTGAGTTTGATACGTTCAAGGATTTCTATACGAATGGTTGGCAGAAGTTTGTAGAATACAATATCATTGACGTAGAACTTGTCGATCAATTAGAAGACAAGATGAAACTCATTGAACTTGCAATCACCATGGCCTATGATGCCAAGGCAAACTTTGTAGATGTATTCTACCAAGTGAGAATGTGGGATAGCATAATTTACAATTATCTTAAGAAACGCAACATCGTTATACCCCCGAAGAATAAATCATCTAAGGATGAAAAATATGCGGGGGCATATGTTAAAGAACCGATTCCTGGGATTTATGATTGGGTGGTTAGCTTTGACCTCAATAGTCTTTATCCCCATCTTATTATGCAGTACAACATCTCCCCAGAAACACTCCTGGAAGAAAGACATCCCACTGCAAATGTTGAAAGGATTCTGAACGAAGAAATTAATTTTGAGTTGCATAAAGATTATGCAGTTTGTGCAAATGGTGCAATGTATCGTAAAGACGTGCGTGGATTTCTTCCAGAACTCATGGAGAAGATTTACAACGAACGTGTAATCTTCAAAAAGAAAATGCTTGCTGCGGAGCAAGAGTATGAAAAGAAGAAAACTAAGGAGTTGGAAAAAGAAATTGCCCGCTGCAATAACATTCAGATGGCAAGAAAGATTCAACTCAACTCTGCCTATGGTGCTATCGGCAATCAATATTTCCGTTATTATAAATTGGCAAACGCTGAAGCAATTACTCTGTCTGGACAAGTGTCAATTCAGTGGATTATGAATCATATGAATTCATATCTCAATAAAATTCTTAAGACTGAAGATGTTGATTATGTTATCGCTTCAGATACTGATTCTCTTTACGTCAATATGGGGCCTCTGGTTGAAACTATATTCAAGGGAAGAGAGAAAACTACTGAAGGTATTGTCACGTTCCTTGATAAGGTATGCCAAGTAGAACTTGAAAAGTATATTGAAAGTTCTTATCAAAAACTGGCTAAATATGTAAATGCGTATGATCAGAAAATGATCATGAAGCGAGAATGTATTGCTGAACGTGGAATTTGGACTGCTAAGAAGAGATACATTCTCAGTGTGTGGGATAGTGAAGGTGTTCGTTATGAAGAACCTAAACTTAAAATCAAAGGTATTGAAGCAATCAAATCTTCAACTCCCGCTCCCTGCCGTAAAATGTTAAAAGAATCTTTCAACATTATGATGAATGGGACTGAAGATGATGTAATTGATTTTATTGAAAAATGTCGTTGCGAATTCAGGACACTTCCTCCCGAATCCATCGCTTTTCCAAGAACTGCTTCTGATGTTCGTAAGTATTATTCGCATTCTGACATTTATATGAAGGGAACCCCAATTCATATTCGTGGAGCACTTCTTTTTAATCATTATATAAAAGAGAAAAAATTAACCAATAAGTATTCATTAATTAACAATGGGGAAAAGGTTAAGTTCATTTATTTGAAAAAACCTAATACAATTCAAGAAAATATCATGTCTTTCATTCAAGATTTTCCAAGAGAACTTGGTCTTGACAAATATGTTGATTATGAGTTACAATTTGAGAAAGCATTTTTAGAACCATTGAAAACAATTTTAGATTGTATTGGATGGAATGTAGAAAAAACAGTAAACCTTGATTCATTTTTTACCTAATGGATTTCCTTAAAGATATTGTAAAAGAAATTGGCGATGATTATACCAAACTCGCTGCTGACATTGATGAGACTGAGACTTATGTTGACACAGGTTCGTTCATCTTTAATGCACTGGTTTCAGGTAGCGTATTTGGTGGTGTATCTGGGAATAAGATTACTGCTATTGCTGGAGAGTCTTCTACTGGAAAGACTTTCTTCTCTCTCGCTGTGGTTAAGAATTTCCTTGATTCCAACCCTGATGGTTATTGTCTCTATTTTGATACTGAGGCTGCTATTACCAAATCTCTAATTGAATCCCGTGGAATTGATACTTCTCGTCTTGTGGTTGTCAATGTTGTTACTATTGAGGAATTTCGTACAAAGGCACTCAAAGCAGTAGATATGTATTTGAAGGCACCAGTAGAAGATCGCAAACCCTGTATGTTTGTGTTAGACTCTCTAGGTATGCTCTCTACAAGTAAAGAGATTACTGATGCACTAAATGAAAAAGAAGTTCGGGACATGACTAAATCCCAACTTATTAAAGGTGCTTTCCGAATGCTTACACTCAAACTAGGACAGGCAAATGTACCGCTCATTGTCACAAATCATACATACGATGTCATCGGAGCTTATGTACCAACGAAAGAAATGGGGGGAGGTTCTGGACTCAAATACGCAGCAAGTACGATCATTTATCTCAGCAAAAAGAAAGAGAAGGATGGAACGGAAGTGGTCGGAAATATTATCAAGGCTAAG